GTATCCCGCACCAAGAATCGTCGTTTTTCCCACAAATCGTTCTGACGTGGTAATTTTCTTAGCATCCTTGCTATAAATAGCTGACGCCATGATTTTGTATACGTCCTCTCCATTTTCAAATGCCTCCACTAAATCGTTCTGTCCTGATAACCATGCAACCGTACGTGCTTCAATTTGAGATGAGTCTGAGTCAATAATGACATACCCTTCGGGTGCGCAGATAGATTTCTTTAACTTGTTTGCATTAGCGCCACGACTAGGTAAGTTTTGCAGATTGATTTTATCGTCTCCGCCCCACCGCCCAGTGTGCGCTGCGTAATATTTGATTGGCACAGGTAGCTTCCCACGCTTGGCTATGTCAATAAAACGTTGCGTACGAGTTTCCTCAAGCGTAGTTTTGTTACCTAACCTTGCCTCAACCAAAGCTTGAACACGTGGGTCGGGATGCGATGCCAGTTCCTTGAACGCTTCATCGGTCTTGGCAAAAGCCCACGCTTCCTTGTTAGTGCGTAGACTAATTTTAGTGGGGGGATCTACACCCAAAGACTTTAATATGTCGGCAAACTTCTCGTTAGACATTAGCGTATCTTTATCTGCCACGCATGCCTCAAGTAGCGCTTCCTTTTTGTTCTTCGTGTCTTCTAAGTGTTGCTCAAGCAAAGGCAGGTTTAACTCAAGCACTGGGTCAACAAACATGTTTAGTGTTGTGTCGATTACCTTTAACTCTTTTACAGGGAACGTACCACCAAGTCCAGGTAGCATAAGTATGTTAAACAACCTGTATGTTATTTCCACGTCGTTTCTGCAATACTCGCCATAGGCGTCAATCTCAGACTGAGTAAAGGCATTGCGCCGTTTGCCCAAAGCGTTTATTACTTCCGTACCTTTTTGACCTATCATGTAGCGTTCGGCTAACGCTTTAAGACTACCGCCCGCATCTACTCCATGAACGGCACGAGCCATGCACAAAGTATCAAGCCAACCTTTTGGTTTAATACCATAGCGCCAAGATAGTATTGCGCCATCAAACTGAGTATTATGCGCAAGGACTAAGCAGTTCTTCCAGTCGTATAGTTTGGCAAAGCGGGACGCCGTCATATGTTTGTTGTCATACCAAACAGTTTCGCCGTCGTCTTCTTTTACCGCTACACCAATTACCTCAAACAAGTCGCTTCTAATGTACTCTTCAGTCGTCATTTTAGACAGAGAATAATCTCGGTCGTAATATGTTTCAAAATCAATTGTCAAAATCTTCATCGTCGTAGTCTGCGCTTTCTAATAATTGTTTTTTAGCACGTTCAAGTAGCCAAAGTATAGTCGGAGTATCTCCATAAGTCGAGCAAGTATATTCTTTGCCGTCCGACGTATACCCCACAAGCACAAAGCCTTCTAATTTCCCAATGTTGTTTTGCAACACCATGTCGGGATCTAAATCTAATGTTGTTATTCCTTCAAAACTTAATATATTTGACATTTCTTTTCTCCTTGATATCCATACCATACCTTGCATGACCTTCGCCATACAGCGCCTAGCCGAGCCACGACTCCCTTGCCAAACCTCACTCCGCTATACCCTATCGAGCCGAGCCATGCCCGGGCGTGAAACCCAAACCGTGCCCTGCCTAACCGCACCGCACCCGAGCGTACCGAGCCGTGCCACAACTTGAAACCCTTGCAAGACCGTACCTTGCCCTGCCTAGCACCACTGCGCCGAGCCCTGAGTCCCTTGCCTGACCCTATACCGCCACCCCTAGCCATAACATGCCGAACCTAGAAACCCACACCGTACCAAACCCTTTCTTGCCTGACCAGACCAAACTCCGCCTGATTATTTACCACGATACCCAAACCTTACCGATCCCAACTTCACCGCACCACGCCTCGCCCCGCCTAGGGAACCACGATACCCATACCGAACCTTACCTCACCCGACCAAACCCCGCCGTGACTAATCAAGAAATCCTCACCGCACCTTGCCGGGGCTGACCTAGCCTAAACCGGCTTTAACAGACCATGAAACCCAAACCTCGCCATGCCGGATCGTCGGGACAGACCGATCCATGCCGGAACGCACTATACACTGCCGGAACCTGATGTCCAAGCTATGCAACTTTTTTGAGTGGCATTTTTACCGCTGCGAACTTTTTAACTTCGTAACGACCATGACGTGGTCTCCAGTCGCCGATGCCAACGTAACTACCTGCATCTTCTAACCAACGCTTTAACTGCGCTTCGTTTGCTACATCTGAATTAATAGATACTTTGAACTTAGCGTTCCAATCTTTGAAGTGCGGACGGGTGCGCATTACCTTAGCCATACCAACACGAACTGCTACACAAATGCGATGGTCTTCGCTTTCAACCAACTCATCAATACTCAGGGGCGAACCACTGTAAGTAAACAATGCGTCGGTATCTACAAACATACCTGATAACGCTAACTTACCTTCTTTACTTTTCTTTGCGCCTTCAACAAGCACAGACTCAAGCACCCTGCTTGGGACAATAACTTCGTTCTTCTTGTTTAGATATAGCCCTGCACGATACTCTATGTTAGCCATGGCTTCGTAGTCGGTGTCCGTCTTTTTGCGCTTGCTACTAATTTCTTTCATAGCTTTGCTAAACGGATTAAGGGGGTCAGCCGTCTGTCCGTTGTGCATAATTAATGAATCACCACTTAACTCAACCTCATATTGCGAATAGCCTTTTGGCATGTTACTCTCCTCTTCGTTAAATTATGGACGCCGGGATCTTACGATCTCTTTAGTCCGCACAGTTTTAGGAACTTTTACCTTCCTCTTTTTCGGTTTGGAAGATTGTTTTGGTTTAATCTCCCTGCTCGAAACTTTTTTAAGCGTCTGATCGCCAAGCGCACGACGCCTACTTCTAATTGATTCTGTAATCCCATCATGACAAGATTGGCATAGCATCGTCACATCGTTGGGGCTTTCATTACCCCATGTGTTGTAGTGACGATGGTGTAGTTCTAACGTAAAGTCTTCACCGTTTCGCCAACATGTTTTACAACAGTTACCTTGGGTAGCACGAATGAATATCCGTAGCGCCTCCCAGTGATCGGGATTTGGGTGGGACTTAGCGGGACGCAGGACTATATGTCCATCAATCTCACGAACTCTTTTCAATGCTGTCATACATTAGCTTTCCATACTTAGTCATAACCGCTAACTTTTTATTTAGAACCGAATCTACCCACTGCTCGTCAGATTTTTCCCCACCATTTATCAATTCTTTGATAACGTCTCTAGTAAACTCGTCTTTAACTAAATTGCGCGTCTCAGTAATAATTGGCTTTAATTCTTCGGGGATATATTCGTTATATTCGGATATTAGATTTATCCACCGCCCACCCTTCATAAACTCTTCGGGGTGAGTCTTGATACGCTCAAGCAGAATCCGCACGCCCTCGTTCATAAGATTTCCTCGAGTTCTTTTAGCCTACTTCCTTCGACAACATACTTTACTCGCCCATCTTCTTCGCTTGACTGCAACTTAACTAACTTCTTTTTGACAAGCTTTTTAGTTAAGCGAGAGTGTAGGTTTGCCATAGACCCCAAGTGCTTGCAATCTTCTAGCACATTGGTTACTCGTTCGTTTATACCTACCCCAAGCAACATAAGGTCAATGTTATCTATGCCAAACTTCGCATGCACCATGCCCAGTGTGTTGCCTATTTTTTCTACTTTCATCTTACTTTCCTATATCTAATTGGTATTGTGCCGTTCGTATGTAATGTAACTTTGCCGTTTTGTAACAACTCACGTAAGTATCTACCCGCCGTATATTTATGAACTTTTAGATACTTTGCTATTTCTTTTATTGTTCGTGGGTTTCCGTTTAATAGTCTTAGCACTTGTGCGTGCCTTACTCTTCTCGGTTCTTTTACGTAGTTCAATGCCTTTTTGTGCGTTTTCATTTTGTTTTATGTATTGAGTTAATATTGACAAAATTCCTTCCTGCACCAAGAACTCCAGTCCTTCTTTATCAAAGTCCACCGATGCGTTAGCAGAACCGTCTTTGTTTTCTTTAACAATCTTCAAATCAATTTTCACGTTTTCTCCTTTCAATTTCACGACGTACATACCAAACTGCTTTTTCTAAATCTTCAATAGCATCACCCTTTAGGTCTGCTCTCCAAATGTATTTCATAGCATTACCCAAACAAAACCCCATGTGTTCTGTAATTTGTATACAGTCAATACCGCTAGGGTGCGACGTGTAGTGTTTAGGATTGTTTACGTTATCAACCACAACGGCATCTTCATACCCCGGATGATACGGCGCTTCATTCACTAGCTTGTTCATTTCTGTTTTGCCTTTCTGCTTGTGCTTTGTTTAACGCTATGGATGACTTCAACCCCTCTTCCAAATGCTTTATGTAGTCTGTTTGTTTTTTAAGTATTTCAGTTTGCCAGTCAAATGCCTTATCCCAACCCTTACTCCACGCAACGCACCACACATCGTAAAAGCCATTTAAAGGAAAGCCCTCTTTATCAACCGCCCAACCCTCAACATCTTTGCGTCTAATAAATGCTTCCCACGCCTTGTCTCTGTCGGGGTTATTGATTTGAACATCATCAAAAAGTCCTGTGTCCATTTCTCTCAGATCTTTCCGTCTTTTTTTGGCAAAAGCTTCGGCTTCTTCCAAAGAACACACTTTATATTCGCCTTTCATTTTTGAATCCTCTCCCATAACTCAGACAACGGCATCCCTTTAATTTCTTTCCACCCAATGTGTATACAGGCATACATAATGAACAGGAAGAAAGCAAAGACCACTATAAATATCAGCACTGCGCAAGTAGCCACGAACAGGGCAAACATATTAAGAACAGTGACGATCATTTAAACTCCCGACCTTCCATCAAAGCCTCAACACGTTTACGCAACGCAGTATTTTCTTGTTGCAACCTATCCAACTCTGCTTGCACAATCTGTATCTGTTTGCGCAACATTTGTTCTGTATCCTCAACATCTTGCAACCACCCAAAAAACGGTATCGGCTCACTCATCATCTGTCCCCTTTAATAGATCAAAAAATCCTCCTA